ATCTGCAGCGGTCGATCAAGCTGATGGTCGCGGCCGGCATGGACGCACAGTCCGCGCAGGCCAGCCTCGGTGCTGTCGGGCGGACCACCACCGTCACCGGTGCCAGCATCGATGATGTGGCCCAAGCTGCGGCCGCCCTGCAGCAGTCGTTCGATATCGATCCCTCGCGCATGCAGAACGCGCTGGACGTGCTGGTGGTGAACAGCCAGCAGGGCAGCCTGGGCCTGAAGGACATGGCCCAGGTGCTGCCGGTGCTGGGTTCCTCGTTCGAGGCGATGAAGCTGCAGGGCACATCGGCGGCGGCTACGCTGGGTGCGGCACTGGAAGCCACGCTGGACTCGGCAGGTGGCGCCGACAAGGCCGCCAGCAACATGAAGAGTTTCATGTCCGAGGTGCTCTCGCCGGACATTCAGGAGAAGGCCAAGAAGAGCCTGAACCTGGATCTGCGCAAGATCATCGGCGATGCACAGACCAGCGGCGGCAATCCCTTCGATGCTGCGATGCAGGGGATCATCCAGGCGACTGCGGGCGACCAGAAGAAGATCGGCATCCTGTTCAGCGATGCACAGGCGAAGAACTTCGTCCAGCCCATGATCGAGAACTGGGACACCTACATCCGTGTCCGCGACAAGGCCTTGAATGGATCGGCGGGTACCACCGATGCGGCCTATGCCGACGCGATGCAGACCGATCCGCAGAAGATCGAAGGCGCCAAGATCGCCGTGGACAACCTGTCCAAGGCGTTCGGTGCGGCGCTGCTGCCCGCGGTGGGCGAGGCCGCGGTCAAGCTGACCGAGCTGTTGAACGGGGTTACCTCGTTCGTGCAGGAAAACCCGAAGCTGATCGCCAACACCACGCAGATCGTGGTCGGCATGCTGGGCATGCGCGCGGCGGTACTCGGCGCTCGCTATGCCTGGACCTTCCTGCAGGGCCCGATCCTGGGCGTGCAGAAGGCCATCCAGCTGTTCCGTGGCGGCAGCCTGCTGGCACAGCTGGGGCGCTTTGGGCCGATGGCCATGCGCCTGGCATCGGGTTTCCGCATCGTCGCAACTGCCATTGGTGCCATCGGCGGTGGCCCCATCGCCGTTGCCGTCGCCGCCATCACCGCCGGCGCCCTGCTGGTGCGCAAGTACTGGGAACCGATCAAGGCATTCCTGGGCGGCGTCTGGGAAGGCCTGAGCGGTGCAGGCACCGCAGCGATGGGTGAACTGATGCGCGCGGTTGAACCACTGCGCCCCGCCTGGGAAGTCATGAGCGGGCTGATCGGCCAGGCCTGGGACTGGCTGTCGAAGATGCTGGAACCGGCGCAGTACACCGGCAATGAATTGTCACGCGTCGCCCAGATCGGCTCGCTGGTGGGTGAGACGCTGCTGACCAACTTCCGGCTGGTGATCCAGGTCATCGGCGGCGTGGTGGGGGCGGTGGTGTGGCTGGGCGAGATGCTCGGCACCGTCGCCGGCTTCATCAACGAAACCCTTGGCAACATCTGGGAGTCGATCAGCCAGAAGGCGACCGCAGCGTTCGACCGCATCCTGGAAAAGCTCAAGCCAGTCATCGAAGGCGTCGGCTGGTTCATGGACAAGCTTGGTGGTGGCGTAGGGGCTGCCAACGACAAAGCGCTGGAGGTCGCCGAGGGCGGGCTGCAGACCGCAGTGGGCGCCGCCAACATCTACAGCGGCATGAAGGCGCGCGGCGGTGGTGGCATCGGCGACATGGCGCGCGTGGCGTACGCGGTCGGCACCAACGACAACGATGGCCTGAACCGCCGCATGGCCGAGCTGAGCGGCGCGCAGGGACGCCGTGCGCCGGACATGCCCTCGCCCACGATGCGCGCACCGACCACCGTGCAGCAGCAACAGACCAACAACATCACCATCCACCAGCAACCCGGTGAATCCAGCGAATCGGTGGCGCGCCGCACGGCCGACGAGCTGCAACGTCGCAACGCGGTTGCCGCCCGTGGTGGCCTGGCAGACAGGAACTGAGCATGAAACGCGAATTCGTAACCGGCACTGTGGACAAGCTGCTGTCGCAGTTCAAAGCCAATGACTCCGGCAACGCCCCGGTACTGCTGATGCTGGGCGGCTTCAAGTTCAGCCTCAACACCGCGGTCTTCCGGGAGATCCAGCAATCCAACGAGTATCGCTGGCAGGCGCAGGACCGCATCGGCCAGATGGCGGCCCTGCAGTACACCGGACCGGGCTCAGCCAGCATGACCCTGCCGGGCGTCATCTACTACCAGTTCCGCGGCGCCGGCAATGAGCTCTCACAGCTGCGCAAGCTGGCCGCGCAGGGCACGCCTCATCGACTGCTGACCGGCAAGGGCGGCAACCTGGGCCTGTGGGTCATCGAGAAGATCGATGCCACCGCCAGCGAGTTCACCGCCGACAGCGCGATCCTGAAACAGGAATTCACCCTTTCACTGCGGAAGCACAGCAATGGCACGAACGTATAGCACCCGCGACGGCGACGTCGTAGACCGTATCGCGTACGCGCATTATGGCGAGCAGTCACCGGCCATCCTGCGCGCGGTGTTCGATGCCAACCCGGGCCTGGCCGCACGCGGCCCGGTACTGCCTGCCGGCGTAGCGATCACCCTGCCGGAGGTGCAGCGCCCGGCCAGCGAGCGCAAGGGAGTCGCCCTGTGGGATTGAACATCACACCGGCCTTCCGCGTGGTGGCCAACAGCCAGGACATCACCGACAAGATCATGGCGCGCTTCAAGTCGCTGCGCATCACCGACGAGACCGGCAACACGTCCGACACGCTGGAACTGCAGCTGGCCGACCACGATCCGTCCGATCCGATCCAGCTGCCACCGGTTGGCGCGGAACTGGAGGCCTTCATCGGCTATGACGGCGAAGTGCGGCGCGTAGGCCTGTACATCTGCGACGAGGTGGAGATCTCCGGCTTTCCCGGCAGCATGACGCTGCGCGCCCGCGCGGCACCGTTCGAGACCAGCAAGGGGGGCAAGAGCGACCTGCAGACGCAGAAGACACGCACCTGGAAGAAGGGCACCACGATCGGCGACATGGTGCGACGCATGGCCGGCGAGCATGGGCTGAACGCAGCGGTGAGCGCATCGCTGGCGACCATCGTGCTGCCGCTGACGGTGCAGTCGCAGGAGTCGGACATGAACCTTCTGCTGCGCCTGGCCAAACAGCACGATGCCATCGCCAAGCCCGGAGGCGGGCGCCTGGTGTTCGTGAAGCGGGGCGAATCCACCAGCGCCAGCGGCGAGCGCATTCCCGATGTCACCCTCACCCCGGCCGATGGCAGCGACTACCGGGTAACCCTTGCCGCACGCGAAGATGCCGGTACCACCATTGCGTACTACCGCGACGTGCGCAGTGCCAAGCGCCAGGAAGTGAAGGTCGGCAGCGGTGAACCGATCATGCGCCTGCGCATGGCCTATGCCGACCGGGAGAGCGCAGAAGCGGCGGCGCGCGCCAAGCATCGCGAACAGGCACGGCAGACGCGGACGCTCAGCTACACCCTGCCCGGCCGCGAGACGCTGATGGCCGAGGCCACGGTGGTGATGCAGGGGTTCCGCGAGGGCGTGGATGGCCAGTGGCTGGTCAAGCGTGCCGAGCACAGTATCGGCAGCGAGGGCTACGTCACGCGCATCGAATGCGAACAACCCAACAGCGCCGACGCAGTAAAAGCGGCCAGCAATGCCCCGGCCAGCGAAGGCGAACAGGTCGGCAGCGAAGTGTAGATTCACGCCATGCGTGGTGCTTTCCGCGCATCAACTCACGTACTGCGCCACGCCATTACCGAACGACCAGTTCTCCTTCTTTACTTCAACAAGATTGATGAACACATCCTCGCGGCGGATGCCCACCGCCGCGTGCAGTCCATCGGCGATGCCGGCGTACAACGCCTTCTTCTGCTCCAGCGTACGCCCTTCGTTCCAGGTGATCTGGATGCAGATGAAATCGTCGGTGCGGTCCACGCCCAGATAGCCGGGGTCGTAGATCAGCGTACCGGCGTCGTGCTGCTGGAAGATCTGGAAGCGGTCGTTCTCCGGCACGCCCACCGCGCGCATGGCCTGGTAGATGGCTTCGCCGACACGTTGCAGGTAGTCGGCGGATTTACCTTTGCGAAGATCGATGCGGGCGAGCGGCATGGTGGCACTCCAGAGTGGATGGGCACGGCAACGGGCTGAGAGTACGCCTGCCCGGGGCGGCGGGACAGCACAGGGATGGAACCCTCTGGCTCCATGCGTGGCATGGTCCCGCCTCCGGCGCGCGGGGTGACGCGATTGCCATGGCGGCATCCCTCCGGAGTCGTCATGTGCACGGTCGGCAGGGCCGGCGATGTGCGCCATCAGTGATGGGCCGCACTACTCGCAGGTGTCGGACGGCACACAACGGGAAATGTCTGGCCTGCCTAGGGACGGTTGAGAACTTTCCTTACAGACCGATGTGATTGCCCGGCCAGATGATCGCCGTGCCGAGGCAAGACGCCTTGGCCGGGATTGGCGTCTCGAATAAACGAACAGGCTCACAGGATGTTGCGATATCGATCGCAGCAAAGAGAATGCACCGATTGCCTTCAATGGCGGGCGGTGCGTGGGGATCGCAAGATCCGCCGGGCCTTTTCTCCCTGTGAGCTTTTCAGCCTTGGTACGCCAACCCGCACCGTCCGCCACCTTCACTCCGGAAGGTGGCCCTACGCCAGTGAGGGTTTCGCCATGACCAACCGCACCGCCATCCATCCCCGCCTGAACGCCCTGATCGGCGACGTCGCAGCCGACGTGCCCGGGGACCTCGCACGCGAGATCGAGTGCGCCTTGAACGAACAGAACCTTCCGGCGCAGTCGGCCACGTTCTTCGCCCGTCTCAATGCGATCAACCATGCCGACGGTGATGACGGACAGCCGTGCATCAGCCTCACCCTCGGCGCCAGCAATCACGCTTCGTTGCGCCGCTCGCTATCTGGGCTCGGCGCATTGCTCGATCTGCTGCAGGCCGCCAACCATGCGCGCAACGAAGGCGGCCCGGACGAACAGTTGGGCGCCTTCCATATCGACGGACTGATCGTGGCCGCACGACAGTTGGTGCGCGAGGCACATCATTGCCTGTCCAGCGGCGATGCCTGACCGGCCCGGATGTGCTCCCGCTACAATCCCGCAGGGAGCGCAGGAGACAGCGATGGACGCCGAACACCTGGAGTACTTCAAGGCCGCACTGGAAGGCCGCGCAAGCGTGGGCTGGAACGTCTGGTTCGCCGCCAACCAGCAGGCGCTGGCACAACAACTGAGCCGCCCTGCACTGCTGCGCCTGAAGTTCAGCACACTGGATGAAGCCGAACGCCTGCTGGCAGAGGCCGGCATCGTGCCCCGCAGCACGGCGGGCAAGCGCTACGAAATGTACTGCGCGCAGTTCTCGGCGGACGTGGTGGACGCGAACGGTCGCCCGCT